CTAGCGGCGCTTTTCGAGAAACTCACGCGCCCTCTTCGCAGCTTCGGAATGCTCGTCCCGGCGTAGCAAAACACACACCGCGTTCAGCTCCCAAAAATCAACGCCTGCATCGAGCAGGCGTTTTTTTTCGGCTGCGATCCGGCGGCGCCAGGTGCGCGGCGACGGTCGCCCGAAGTGTCGGGCAGATCGAAGAAACCAGTACAGGCGGCGAAGCTCATCGGACCAAGGCGGAAGCATGGCTCGATAGTACGAGAAGCCGAGTTGAGCCGGAAAGGCCCTAGGGTTTTGCAGCTTCAGCCGTGACAGTCACTGAATGCACGTCGCGCGCTGCTGGCGTGAATCCGCATCAGGGACTGCAACGCAAGTCCGGTTCAGCAGAAGAAAAGCCTAGCGGGACCGATCCTGAGTGAGCCGTTCGAGCGCCCGTCGAGCAGCATCGTCAAACAACAGGTTCGGATCACGGCGCAGCTCGAAATCCAAAAGCCGCTGGGCCTTCGCTCGGTCGCCCAGGCACGCCAAGACCAAACGCTGAAAAGGGTCGGCACCGAAAACAGGCGCCCTACCACCTCCGGCGCGCTCTCGCCGGGAGGCAATGCCGTGAAGAATCACCACAAACACAAACACGCAACCGAGGATCAGCAAAAGCGCATCCATATGCACATCCGATGATTGGAAAATGCAATCAGTATGCGTGACAGTCACACGAAAAGCAATTAGCCTTTTTCGTGACAGTCACGCATAATAGAAACATGAAGAACAACAGCAGGGATTGAGATGAAAGACGCAGCCGACAACATGACCGCCGAACTGATCCCGATGCCGAAGAAGCGCGGCAGACCGGAGACGGGAAAAGCAATGACAGCGGCGGAGAGGAAACGCGCTCAACGGGAGCGAGAGCGACAGCAGATTTGGGGCGACTTCGACCTCATGGGGAACTGGCAGAACCTCACGATGACGGCGCTACTGGAAGGAATGGCAAGCGCAGTACGCGCCGGTTCCGTGGTGCTCGTGGAAATGATCGCCGCCGAGCTGGCGCGCAGAGCGGCGGCGAACAAGACCAAGGATCACATCGACGAATTCAAAGCGTGAGCGTCAAGACACCTCACCCGAAACGACGTCGCCAGCGGTCCGGCTCGCGGGCTTCGCCGGTTCCGCTGGCTCGTGATACGGGTTGAAGGGCGTGTTTTCGATCCAAGAACGACAGACGGCAGGCTCTTGAAAGGCGTCAGTGCCCTGCTGCGTGAAACACCGACACTTCTGCCCCATCGCAATGCAACCGACAATCATCGGCATGACCTTAGGCTGCCGCAGAGCGTCATAAAGCGGCGCAGTCTCGGGCCGTTGCGGAAGCCGCGGAATGTAGTCCTCGACGGTGACGCCCTTCACTGCTGACGGGGAGGAAGACGGAACGACCGAACGGGCCGCAGAACCGAGAACCGTACCGCCCTCCTCCACCTGGGCGACTTCAGGCTCACCGGAAACGAATTCCTGAATGCGGTTCGTCATCCGATGGCCGAGAAAGCCGAGAACGACCACACCGAGTAGCACCAGGTACGCAACCTTCGGGACGCGTCTGGTCTGCTTCACATGAAGCGTCGCGCTCTTGTACTTGCCGAACACCTTTTTCGGGAGCGCATAGCGACGGACCGTCGCACGGTCACGGTCCTGAACCGACTCGGGGTTGGCGCACTCGGCCCACTCGTAGAGCTTGCGACCAGACCAGAGCGAACGGATATGAACATGCTTTCCGCAAAGGCGGCGGATGTTGCCATCGATCAGCGTCGGTGACTGCGTGATCAGAATGAAGTCAATGCCCTTGTGGCGGTGCCGCTCCATCGCGGCGACGTGATCCGGCACGCGAGAGCCAGAGGCACGAGGACGAAAAACGTTCTGGGCTTCGTCAATCACTACAAGGGAGCCATCCGGGAACGTGTATTCGGGATAGATCAGGCTCGGATCATCGGGGTGAGGCTTCTGCTCCGTCCATTCGGAAACGGGCGGGACAGGCTCATGCGGATAAGCCAGCTCGGGAATGCCCATGACGAAAAGCGGCCGATCCGGCTGCTTCTTCAGGAAGTCATCGATCATCGAGACGGCAAGACTGGTCTTGCCCGCACCCGGTGTGCCAGAAACGATGGTGCAAAGTGCGCCCGTGCTCATGAGTTCAGTACTCCGATTCGCTTGAGAGACAGCAGCGCAACCGCCGCCGAGATTGAAGCCACGGCAATGCCGAGCATGTCGACGAAGCCAGCAAGGGCGAGAATCTGATAAGCCGCAGCAGGAAGACCGCTCCAGGCGTTGGCGACATAGGCCCGGATCTGGGCCTCAAGAGCGGAGAAGCCGACGAAGGTGATAACGCCAATGCCGAGCGAAAAAAGGGCTTTCTTGACCCATACGCCTATCCCGGCGGAAATGAAGGCACCCCAAGCCATCACTGAGACCTCGCAACGGAGAGCAGGAACAGACCGGCGAACAGCATCGAAAGGGCAATAACCAACGGGCGGATGCCTTGCGCGAAGTCACACAAGGGGCCGTAGCTGAACGAAACGGACTTACCCTGAAGGTTCATCATGTGAGGAGCAGGACAGGAACCAGCCGCCCCGTCGTAATCAAGCTGAACTGTTCGGGTCTCCGTACCGAGGTCTTGCGAACCAGCATCACCCAACGGCTGACAAGCCGACGCGTCGGGATACAGCTCGCAGAAGGGCGTCTGTTCAGCTTCGGAAGGCTGGGATGGCGCCTCGGTACCAGGCGCAGGCGTTTTCGTTTCAGTAGAGGTCTCCGTGGAGCCGTCCGGACGGGTAGTCGTGGTAGTCGTGGTTTCCGTGACAGTCACGGTATCGCCCTGATACGTAATGTCGTAGTTCGTCGTGATGTTGGTGATCGTGGTGCCAGCGGGCCCCGTCGTGGTACTCGAAGTCGTACCGCCCTGAACCGATGAAGGACCGGAAAGCTGAACAGGGCCAGCAGCGTCGATAACTTGGGGCTCATAGCCGGACGCAATCAGACGGCGAGCGAGATCGGAACCCATCCCACGCGCAACGAGTTCAACATAAATCGCATCTTCTAACTCTTGATCGGTCGTCGGCGTGCCGCGTGAATCGGCACAGATACCCTGGACGTTATAGGCCTGACCTTCCGGACAAGGCGGCATCGAGGTGCAAACGTTCCCACTGCGAACACCACCGTTCGGACATGTGCGCCGATATTGGGTGGTCCCCATAGACTGCCAATTCTCAGCCGCCGACCAACGGCCCACACACGTACCACTGGTCGAGCCGAGATTTATAACGTCGGAATACGGCATGCCGTGAGCCGCACGGCATGAAGACACCGCATCCGGGTACTGCATGGAATTATTAAATTGGCTATCCGTCGCCCAATAATTGACAGAGGGGTAGCTATTGGGGCTCATGTTCGGATCGGGAGTCATGAAGATGTCCTGTACTTCATCCCAAACCAACGGGGCAAGCGTCATCGCGAGCGCAGCAGGACCGGCAAACCGGGCAAGACCCTTGGCGGCAGAAGCGAGCGCAGAACCGGAAACGATCTGCGCAGACTCGATAGCAAGCGACCGACCGGCAAGCGAGCCGACATAGCGACCTTTGAGCGTAGCGCCACCATTAGCCGCAGAGTCGATGCCGACATATCGGCCCGTATCAACGTTAAACGGCAAACCGTTCGGACCGCGCTTATAGATGCTGCCAGGTGACGTGCGGGTGCCGTTCCAGTCATGAAGCTGCGCAAAGGCTTGCGAAGTCCAGAAAACGCAGAAAAGGCCAATCCAGATCAAGGAGAGCGTGACGCGGTACGGATTCATTTCGTGAGGATCAGCACGGAGCCGACCACCATGAAGAAGCCGAGCAGGAACAGCGGATCGGTGATCATCATCGGGCTTGTCTCCTGAGCAGCAAGAAACCGAAAGCCACAATCCAGACGCCCGCGAGGTAGAAACCCATTTCAACGCCGTCCACGAGGACTTGAACGGGGTCGCAGGACTGGAAGGCGGGAACAGGAACAACGGCGGAGGCGATGAGCACGCCGCCGTCGTAGGTATTCAAGCGCCACGCGCCTGCATCGTGCTCGATGAGGCGGAGCGCACCCCCGTCAGTGACGACGGGGGCCACACCGGTAAAGGCAGCGGACGCCGCATCCGTGGCGGAGGCGTAGCACCGGCCCGAATACAGCGCCCCCGTCATTACTTGGCCGCCCGACGCATCCAGAGGAAACCGGCCAGCACCAGCGCGAGGACGAGCACAAGGCCGCCCAAGGTGCCGATATCGGTTTCGATCTCGGCGATCTTGTCGGTGACGACAGTGGGAACGGCGGCATGCGCGGAGACGCCCGCAGCCATCAGAGCGGAACCCACGGCAGCGCCGCGAGCTTGAACGGAACGGCCCAGACGGCGGGCTGCGTTGATCGAGTTCTTGAACATCACTTTCTCCATTGGTCAGTTAAGAAGCACGCCGCAGTGACCAGCCACGACGAGCGGAAAATCAACCAAGTCCCCACCAGAGGACGAGAACCGCAGAGCCGGAAAACCCGGCGAGGAAGTACAGGACAGCCATTTACAAGCCCCTCCGATCGCGTGCGCCCCCGTGGGGCGCCCGCTCGTGTTAAGCGGCGATGCGCAAGGCATCCCAAGAGCCGACAGGCTCAGCCAAGACGATGCGAACCGGGCGGAACGGGAGAACCTTGGCGGTATGCAAGTCGGCATCCGTGACGCCAGCAGCGCGAAGATGCTTGAGATGCAGATAGAAGGTACGCGGGGCCATGTAGCCTTTGACGACCTCGAAACCGTCATCGCGGATGTTCTTCAACGTCGTGAAGGCGGCAAGTGCGCGCCCTTCCGTGATTCCGTTCGCCTCTTGAATCCTTTGCACCATCGAAAGCCTGTTCATCTCCTGTACCTCCACGCCTTGCACCAGCCGACCAAAAAAGCCCTTGAACTCTTGCCACAGTTGAAATGCAGTGAGGTGCCACCAGTGGCGGCCAGCCTCACGAAGACGACGAAACCAACGAGAACCCTTTGTGTGCTCGAGACGAAGCAACCGATCCGCCGCTTCGAGCTGTTCCTCCGTCGCCCTCGCCTTCCCTTCCTTCACCAGCTTCCGAAGCTGGGGACCCTTGTGGTACGCCTTGCCCTTCGCAATGTCAGACGACGCGTTCCAATAAACTGAATCGGTGTCGCTCTTGGAACCGGGCTTGCGGCGCGAGCCGTCAGAGAGCAGGAGCATGCGCAACGCGCTTTTGACGCTGGCGTGATCGGGCAAACCGTAATTGCCGGTGATATCGATCCGTTGGCACTGCCACTGCTCAAGAGGCGGCAGGTACGCATGGAACTCGCGCATGGCGGCACGAAGCAGAACCGTCGCGGCGTGCCGAATGTCCAGCGAACCGAAAACGTTGAGACCGTGTTCCAGCGAAGCCGGAGACCCACCGATCACCAAACATTCCTGTTTGCCGTCTCCCTGAACCTGCCAGAAGAGGCCGACCGAATCCGAACGCAGCTTGTCGATGTCAAGAACGTTCTTCGACCAGACCTGAACGCCGTCAGAGTCGTAACAATGGAGCTTCCCGAGGCAGGCGCGGATGCGCTGCCGAAGAACATCCGACACCCGCGAATGCGAAAGCGGGATGCGAAGCGTCAGCCAGTCGATGAGCAGGTGCCGGATGATCACGATTCAGGCCTCGGACTGAACCACGGTGCACAAAGTCCGGGTGTTACATACGGACCCGGACTCAACACCAGCCAACAAGAGACGAGCCGCGTCCGCCTGACAGGCCGGGCACGCGCAAACATCACCACCACAACCGCAAAGACGGTTTCCAGACGGCGAACGCTCGTCAGCGTCATGCACGAGCGAGACATCCGCGAAGGAAAGAACGGCCAAGCAGTCTTGGCAGAGGGCGAACACCGGGGAACTCATCACGCAGCGCGCGCAGCCGGTTGAGCCTGAGCGGTGATCGGCTTCAGCTTGATCCGGCCCAGCTGGAGCGAGTTGAAGCGATCAACGAAGAAAGACGACGGATCGACCATGTAGAAGCCGGGGGCGTACGGCGCAGCACCCTTGTCGACGTCGATGTTCAGCGTGATGCGCTGGGGGTACGGGCGGGGATTGCCCTGGTCATCGACCGTGAAGGCGTAGGCATCCTGTTCGTGGAAGGTCATCTGCTGACCCTGCCGGGGGCCGGTCTTCGGGGTGATGGTGCGCGGCTGGACAGCCGTGCTCTTGATTTCGATCTTGATCATGATGCCTTTCCTCTTGAAAACCTTTCACCTGAAAGGTGAGGCGAAAGCTATTCATTTGAAAGGCACTTGTCAAGTGAAAAGCACAGAACTACTCTGACCGCACATGCGGTGGAGCAAGTCATGGAAATCAAGACAAAAAGCGATGAAGTAATGAAGGCCCACGGCTGGACGCAGCGTCGGCTCGCGGAAGAACTGGAAATCAACGAAACGACACTGACGAACGCAAGAGCTGGGCGACGGCCTCTGCCTACGCATGCGCTGATCAGGCTAGAACGCCTGAGGGGGACGGATGATCAATCGATCATCGAGCAGCTTCTGAAGACAGCGGCATGCGTTGCACTTGCCGTTGTCCTTTTGTTGTTGCCAGCGCGTGAAAATGTCGCTTATGCATCCGAGGCTTATGCAGCCTCGATTGACAACAACACAAATTATCGCTGTTTTAGGTATCGGTATTGGCAGGCCTGCTAA